ATAGAGGTATCTTTACCTTTAGCTGCACCCATAGCGTCTGCTTCTTCTAGGCTAGATTTCGCATCTACACGCTCTAGCAATTGTTTAATTTTGCTTTCTACTGACATTAGTGTCTCCTAAATGGATTGTTTCAAATTATTTATAAGTTTGATTATCTAGACATTCTAGACATAAACTCTTCAAACATCTTTAGTTTAACAGATTCTAACTGTCCCTTAGATGCGCCCTTTAATGTTTGTTGTGCTTTTTCAACATCAACAGCTTTCCAAAGACCATTTTCACATATCCATTCTGCAGACTCATAAATGCCTTGAACAAAAGCATCATGCGCTGAAGGATCTGCTACGATGTCTACAGTTGCAAGATGAAAATCACCTTGAACTTCATTAACACCTTCTTTGTTCATTTTTAGTGAACCTAAACCTCTGGATGAAACGCCAAGTCTTACACCATTCTCAATTAAATTGCGAGCAATGTTACCCATTGGAGTTTCTAAAATCTTTGCTCTGCCCATTACATTATTACCGTCGAAACGAAGGTTTTCAATAAGGTGAGAGACTTTATCTAAATTTAATGTCGGATTTGCTGGGTGACCTAGTTCGCCCAACGATCTTTTCTCGTCAATCAATTTCTGATAACGAGATAATTCTTTTTCCATAATGTCACGCTTGTATAAACGGCCATTACGATTTGGTTGTTCTACTTGCATAAAGATGCCTTCAATAAAGACATTCTTACCGCCAGTTTTTTTGTCTTCTACAAGATAGTTAAGGTCTTGTGCAACTTCTGTAATTAATCTCATTTTAATTCTCCCGTATTAATTAGGTGATAATGCGTTAAAATCTGGACCTAAGTATCCTGTATTTTTGCCCAATACCAAATATAACATTCCGCCAGCAGGAGGCAAAATTACTGTTACATTTGAATTTGCGCCTACATTATCAACAAACCCTGAATCTTGCGACAGTTCCCATTCTGACGCGCCACCATATAATATCATTACATTAGTTGCAGATGCGGCACTTACACCTCGTTGAACTAAAATTGGCGCAGAAGTTGCGCCGTCGGTGCTCCACAAAACACTTGTAATTGTTACGTTTGTGTTATTGAACCCTTGAAATGTTTCTTCAGGTTGCGTTAGATCTGCTCGTAAATCTACATTAGCATAACCGTTGCCAATAAATTTAACAACTGCTTGTTGTCTAACATTCTTAAGAATTGTTTTTGTTACCGCCATTTTAGCCTCTTAATTTAATCGCCTGTATATTGGCCTGGTTTTTTACTTGCATAATATGAACTAGCAGAACTCATGTCTACTTTATCTTCAGGTTTCGATGTTTTAGATGGATACTTTTTATTGTAAGCAGTTTTAATGCCTTTTTCCAATTTATTCTTTTTAGCCACAGATGCAGGATCATTTTTATGATCTATATTGCTATACTTTGTATGTGCAGCCTTCATATAACTATGTAAAGTATTAGATGAAATTTCATCTAATTTGTTTTCATCACCTTGTTCAAAAGATGCAACTTGCATTGATCCTTTTGATTTATTTGATTTCATCCATGTCTCATATTCAGACATATCGTGGAATTTTTTTCCTGTAATCTTTTGCTTTACTTGGTCTTTATCTGCAGTATCAAAATATTTTTTCATATCAGAAATTCTAGCAGAAACAGTAGGTTTTGCCTTTTTACCAAACGATAAAGTCAATTCATCTATTGAGTCTTCCTTGACTGGACCACGGCAATCAGGAACTGGTTTACCATTTTTGCCCTTCTTCATGCCAAATTGTTTATAGTTGTCCCAACAAGGATCTTTATCTTCATCAATTCGACGAACTTGGTGTGCATATCCGCCGTATGCGTTATCTTTTTTATCCGCTGCTCGAGTTGCAGCTTTTAAAGAGGTATATTTACCAACAATATTGCCTGTTTTGTTATGTACAACCTTGTGTGTATATTCTTTATTCGTCTCTTCATCAATTTCAGTTGCCATATAATTTGAAACGGTTAAAATATAATCTTCGGCAAGAGTAATTTTTGATTGAACCCACTCAGGAAGATTATCATTGTCTTTTAACATATCATGTACTTTTTGGGCATTCATGACAATACTCTGTAGTTGACTGCGGGCCATGTCGCCTTCGTAATCATATTCTGTTTTTTCTTTAGCTTCTTTAACTGCTGAAGCACTGTATTTGGCTACTTCTGAATCATGATGCATAGATTTATGAACTGTCAACTTTTTACCATCACGGTCAACTACTTCTACTGGCATACCTGTATGAATAGCGTGATGTGAAACATTTATCCCATGAATATCACCGGCAACAGAACGATTAGCATGTGTAAGAATATTACCTTCAGCATCTTTTACGACCACAAGAGGATCTTCATGCGTCGTTTTAATTTCTTCAGTTACACTTTTCATACCTTGTTTAGCCAAGTGTTTTGCTACATTCTTAATAGGATTCCCAAATTGATCTTTTCTTTCACCTGTGGGAACATTTGGTTCAAACGGAGGATTTTCGTTCTCAGCTCTTTTACGAATAGCAGTTGTTACTCCGCCAATCGCTTTTATGTTTTTATTGCCTCTAGATGGACCTGTTGCAACTTTATCAATATAAGATGTTAATGTGGATGATTTTAATTCATCAAGATTTTCTTCAGCAACTCTTTTAGCGGTTGCCGTAGCAATCGCCATCTTTTTGCCCATTGGCATACCAGGATTCTCACGCTCCATTGCCATAGCAATTTCTTCTCGCTTTTTCTTTTCAGCGGGAGTAAGAGTTTTTTCTGCTAAATCTAATCTTAGTGAATTAAACTTCTTCATTTTCCTTACCTATGTTTGCGGCAATTTCTTGTTTTTTATCATCCAACGCGGTGGATAATTTAAATCCCAAGGCATCGTTAAATCTGTTAACAGCGTCATTCGAGCGATCTGCAAGAATGTCGTCTACCATGTGTCTAATAACTTCTGATGTATCCATAATTTTACTCCGATTGATTATTTATAGGCGGCTGAACTGGTTGACCGTCAACTCCAATTGTAGGTGAAGGTTCTGCCTCCATCTGCGATTCCATTGTTTCAATTTCTTCATCGGTAAATCTCAATACACTTTTCATGATGTATGCTTTACTGAAATATGTTCCAACAAACGGTTGCATCTGATTTACTAAATCAATACGATTGCGTAAATTTTCAGCTTCCTTCATTTCCTCAAAATACTGATCTTGAGCAAATTTATATTGAATGTTTTCTCCCAATTCAATCCAATCTTTTTCGGTAATAACACCTGTTAAGATTAGTTGTGTTTTTAAAATATCATTAAACAATTGACTGAATTTTTTGCGGAGTCTACCAACAAACTTAGCAAATTTTAATTCGTCACGAGTAATCTCTGTTGCTCTACCAAAAGAAATACCCTGTTGAGGTTGCATTCTTGATAAAGGAACATTCAATGCCTGATATAATTTATTTTGGAAATAATTAATGTCGTCAATTTGACCTAAATTTTCGCCACCTGGTAATGTAGTAATCTCAGTACCACGACCACCTTCTCTACGAGGTAACCAAAAGTCTTCAAGCATTGACATAAATTTACGATCATCTCTGATTTCGCCTGTTGCAGAATCATAAACAATCTTATTGCGGTAGCGAGCCATAATATCTTTTAGATATTGCTCAGCTTTTAACTTTGGCAAATTGCCAACGTCAATATAAAATATTCTTCGCTCTGGTGCTCTAGCCAATCTATAAATGACTAACGCATCTTCCATCATCTTTAATTGATTAACTGGTTTAATTGCCTTATGCAAATAACTCAGTACAACATTCTTTTCAGAATCATTTAGTCCCGAAGGAATATAACTAATTGAATCTAATGAAATTTTAATTCCCTGGTTTGCACCAGTAGTAGCTGTAGAGTAATTTGGTTGATAATTAATACCTTTTTCATTATAGATAAAAAATTCTTCAATTGATTTAATTAAATCTACACCTGACTTTTGATCTTTATCCTTTTTAATTTCGCGAACTTTGCGAATTTTACGAGGATCAATTTGTCTTAATTCGATAATGCCCCTTTTAGGGTTTTTCTCATCAATAATTTTTTGATAATAAATTCTACCATCAACATACCATCTACGGAATATATCAAATCCTTTAATATTGAACCCAAGCAAACGAACAATTGTATTAAATTGATCTTGCATTGCCTTCTTAATATTATCCGGTAAATCTACACCATCTAAATTAAGTTGCACAGGGGCTTCATCATCAACTGCTGCAATTGCCTCTGTAACAATTTCATCAATTGCTGTAGAACAATCTGCATACATAGATGCTTCGCGATATCGTGTAATTAGCTCTGATTCTGATTTAGCAGTAGCATCCATTTCAAGATAGGTGCCAAAATAGCCTCCCCCTTGAACTGTTGCTGTGCCATCGTCAGTAGTAGGCGGCACGAACGATTGTGTTCGTGCCAACTTATTCACATCTTCACCTCGAGTAATGGTATACCCAAATAAATTAATTGCCATTATTTAAATTCCAAAAAGTTAATCATTATAAACTATTTATTATAGTCTAGTTCCTACTGGAACGTTTCTATAAGTAAACTGTTGATACTGGAATGTAGCAGAGAATGTAGATAACTGGTCATTCGCAGCAAAATCTAAACCAATTGGTGAGATATCTGTTGGAAATGCGTCTGTCATTTCATATTCTCTCAGAACAGAACCTTGTCTATCTAATTGAGTAACTGTAATGGTAGTCTGATAATTAACTGGATTAGTTGCGCCTGTCTTAAATTGATTGCTCTCAATAAGATTCATCCACTCGTCTAAACCTTGTCTGATAGTAAAATCAGTGTCGTTTAAAATAGTGCATGTAAACGGTGCAAATACTTTGTCGCCTGCCATTTTAAGTTCTCTACCTCTGTAAAATACAGGAGTAACACCTATTGTCTGGCCTGGCATTTCTGCAATGCTAACTAAGAATGAAGATGCTCTATTCAATACCGTATTTTGGGCAACTAATTGTGGGAAATTAATTGTAACTTGGAATTGATTAGGACGAGCGCCGCCATTTTTTAGCTGTGCTTTAAAGCTATTAATACTGAAAGGGGATACGATTGTTGCCATTTTTATTCTTCTCCGTTATTAAGCGCCAACTTCTTCAAACGAAATACCAGAGCGTGTCGCAACAAACGTCAATGAGATGAAGTTAATAGCGCGAGCTGGCTTGATATAAATATCTGCTCTAAATTCGTTTCTATCAATTACATCACCTGTATTATTTGTTTCGTCACAAACAACTTTAAAATCTGTAATACCACGACGACCTTGTACGTCTCTTAAGAATGGTTCTACTAGATTTCTAAATTGTGCTCTTGTGAAAGGATCATTAAATTCAAATAATTGGAATTTGGATGCCGTTGCAATTGCTTTCTCTAATGTGATGAACAATCTACGAACATTGATTCTATCAAATGCGCTTGGTTTTGCTTGTAGAGTTTTATCACCAAACAAAACTGTTCCTTGACCAGGGAATGCTACAACAGGGTTGACACCTGCTTTGTATAGCGTATCTCTATCTGTCTTAGAAGGATTGAAAGCTAATTTAACAACATTTC